AGAGTGTATAGTGTAGTAACTTCTTATAAGAAAGGAAAGTTCTATGGATATTACTACTGTTGACCGTCCGACGAAGATTCAGAGAGTGTTTGATTATATGCGAAATGGTACTCCTCTGAATGCATGTGAAGCCCGTAAGCGTTTTAAGGTTGCAAATATGCGCGCAACTATGAGCAATCTTCGTGAGGCTTTTGATCGTATGGACCTCAAGTATACCGTAGTTCGTGAGACCGTTAAGGGTCGTGCACACTACCGAGTTGTTCGCTCACGTAGTCGGTAAAATTTGTAAAATTTTTGTTAGACCTAAGACCTCCAGTAATGGGGGTCTTATGTTTTTATACTAAAGTATATTGTAGATTGTCCGGTGAGAACACCATATATGGTTGTTGATGTTGGTGTTGGATTAATCATTGCATATGCACCATTGTACCCTGGTATACCATATTGATTATATATTGTTCCCAGTGGAATATTATACCCAGCATCACTATAGAATGCTAAATCGTAACCAATTAATGAAGGATGACTTAAATCTATTTTAAATATATTATTTCCAATTGATCTATTTAATATTACTGGTTGTGTTATTGTTGTTGTAGCAGTTAAATTACTTGCTGAAGTTAAAACAACTGAGCTAGGAGAGGTTACTGTGATGTACAATAAATTTGTAAATGCTGGTGAAATTATATAAATGTCTGTACCGATCTCTGTACCATATATTAAATCATAGCACGACTTACAATCTACAAAATTAGATGTGTACACTGGTGGTAAACTCATACGCCGTAATTCTGATTGATTTATTGTTTGGTTTTCAAAACAAAATGCTAAATCAGAATCACTTGCATTTAAAATAGTAAATATGCCAGTTATATTTGAATTGTATGGAGCTGTTAGCAGTGATGGCTTTCCTCTTAGATATAAATCCACAGTTGTAACAGTATTAGAAAAGTTTTGAAATGTTCCACCTGCAGCAAAATATAATACTTCTCTAGAATCTTTTAATGTTGTTGTTCCATTTACTAGAATTCTTTCAGCATTATTAGCTGTGCCACCACTGATCTCAATATATTCTTCAAAACCATATATTGATCCAAGTATGCCCATATCATTAAATGTTGTTACTGAAAGGTTTGGTAGTGAATTTACTAAAAAATAACCAATAGTTCCACCGGTTGATGTAAATGTATATTGTGGAATATCAACAAAATTATTTTTTCCATAATAATTGTAGTTTGACTCTGCTGTCATACCAGAAATAATTGTTGAAACAATAATTCTACCAGCATTGAGTACAGATGATATTCTACAAGTTCCGCTTAATGTTGTAGAAACATTATTGTATTCATCAAAATATTGTGAAGCAGATACAGTAAATGTTTCTCCACCACCGGAAAATCCATTAAAGGTTTTTCTTAGATATACTGCATCTGAATTATCATATACATGCGAATAATCAATTGTACATGTAGAACCATTAATTAAAATATTTGGTTTAGCGTTAAGTATTCCATATTTAAAAATAGGGTCTACGGTTAATCCAGTAACGTACAAACCATAATTTTTTAAAGTTCTAACTTTATTTAATGTATATGCGGATTCTGTTTCTGCCATTTTTTATTCACGATGCATTATAAAATAGTGTTTGAGTACCACTTCCGGTAACAGTCCAAATGTTATTAGTATTATTTACTTTAACAAATATTTCTTCACCTGGATCTAATCCGTATGATGTTGTTGAAGATACTGCAGTATTACCTGCAAAGTAAACTAAATTGGTATTTGTAGCGGCTGCTTTAAGATTGATACCATATGAGCATGTAAACCCTGTTGGATCCATTTGTGCTACAACGGCAGTTGGAGCTGTTCTACTAGATTTAATACTAGACGGAACACTACCAGCAATACTCAAGATTTGAGCATTGAGTGTAAGAAGTTGACCATATACATTGGTCATACCAGCAAGAATAGCTGTATCATTAATACCAACTGTATTTCCCACTGTTACTGCAACACTAAGTCCACCAGTCATTCCTTGAATGCGTAATCCATTACCAGGAGAGTCATTGGTTACACCAATTGTTGATGCAATATTTGCAGTGATTGTAACACCGCTAAAACTTACTTGCATTGGATTTGAAGTAGTTCCGATAGCAACACCACTGGCATTGACCATATTAGAATAAATCCAAGTATTTCCACTTGGACCAAATACAGAAACATTGTCTGTAAGTTTATTTAAATATCGTCCACCAGTAACTTCTACTCTGCAACCAGTTGTGGTCTGTACGTATACAGGTGATGCAGTAAGACCCATAACATTGACAGTACCAGATACTGGAACTGGAGTTCCTGATCCAACACCCTGAATATTGATTGTTCCAGAGAAACCAGAAATTGTAGCAGTCATACCACCAGCTACCGTGACAGGAAGGGGGGTAGCCGTATCTACTACTGTAAGTGATCCAGTAGGACCATATGCCATTTTATAAATTTGGGTGTAATTAGTCATCCCACTGATTAATACAGGATCAGCTGAAACAGCAAATGTTACTCCGCTTGTTTCGATAACAACATACGTTTCTCCAAAATATGGTGATAATGACATAATTTATCCTTGTGTTCCTTGGTCTTCAATATTTATACTCTTATATTTATTGGATTTAATATAAAACGATGATATAATAACATTATGTATATAGACGACTCTGCCAAAGAACAATTTTCAAATAAGGTAATATCAAGAGTCAAATCGACCAATATGACTTTTATGGATTGTGTTTTAGAAATTACAGAAGAAATGGGTTTAGATCCAAGTGCTTCTGGTAAACTTTTAACCAAGCCAATTATTGAAAAAATTCAACAAGAAGCTCAAAGTTTACATTTGATGAAAAAGTCTAAATCTAAGAAGTTACCGATTGACTAATCTAAATCAGAGTGTATAGTGATAGAGAACTGTTAGGCCAAGGTAGATCCTTGGGGAAAGAAAGACACATATGGCAAATTTTTCAGATTTCAAGAAGAAGAGTAAGAACTCAGTCGCATCATTAACAGAGCGCATGGACAAGCTCACGTCAAAGGAGAGTTACAAAGATGACCGTATTTGGAAGCCCGGTATTGATAAGGCTGGAAACGGTTATGCAGTAATTCGATTTCTTCCTGAGATTGCAGGAGAAGATACTCCTTTTGTTTCAGTATACAGTCATGCCTTCAAGGGCAAGGGTGGTTGGTTGTTTGAAAACTGCCCAACGACTCTTGGAGAGAAGTGCCCAGTTTGTGAAGCAAACACGGAACTATGGAATAGTGGAATTGAAGATGATAAGAATATTGCACGTAATCGTAAGCGTAAGCTAACTTACATCTCTAATATTCTTGTTCTTGAAGATCCTGCAAACCCAGAGAATAAGGGAAAGGTTTTCCTTTATCAGTATGGAACTAAGATCTTTCAGAAGATTCAGGGACTTGCTCATCCAGAGTATCAGGATGAGACTGCGGTTGATCCATTCAACTTTTGGACCGGTGCAGATTTCAAGATCAAGATTCGCAATGTTGGTGGGTATGTAAACTATGACCGTTCAGAGTTTGCTGCTCCTGCTCCTCTTCTTGGTGGAGATGATAAGAAGCTAGAGGAACTTTGGAAAAAGCAATACGCTCTCAAGGAGTTTACCGACAAGAGTCAGTTCAAGAGTTATGATGAACTCAAGGCACGACTCAAGAAGGCAACCGGAGATGATATTCGTGCTCAATTTACCGAGTCAAAGAGTATTGAAGATGATGTTACGGATAACGTAATCCGTGAAGATATTGAGGAAAAGGATCCTCTAAAGTATTTCTCCGAAATGGAGAATGATTGAAAAAAGCCCCGCAAGGGGCTTTTTTTATGCCCACGTAGGATACTGTGCAAATCTTTCTGCTCTAGCATCAAATATTAAATTCGTTGGTTCTAATGTTGGTCGTTCTTCAAATTTTGAAGAGGGGCTTGGATTTGGTATCCATTTATTCTGAGCATTATCTGCAATGCTTGTTACACTTTCTCTCAGACCATCTACATTTTCTTCTAATTTTTTATATGATGCTTCTGGATCAAATTTAACTTGTAATTTTATTCCAACGTCAGCAACTTCTGCACTTGTTTTTTCAGATACATCTACTTTTGTTGCCTGATAAACAATTGACTCCATTAAAGGTGGATCAACAATAGTTTTAAACACAACACTTTCAGGCAAAGCCATATCTTCAGGCATACTAATATCAAGTTGAGCCGATCTAATGTCTGAAGGTTTAATGGAAGGAGCAAATAGCTGTTGTTCTGCAGTAACATCTAATGATATATTATTATCGTCTACCATTAATTAAATCCTTGTATATTTGGTGTATGGGACATATTTTCTTGATTCTTTTGATCTTGATAATCTACAAGCAATTTAACATAAACTTCGCGTTCCCACCATATCATGTTTTCTAAATCAAATAGATTCCAATTAAAATTATTTATCAGGGTAAAGTTTGTAACATAGTAATCTTTTAAATCAAAAAACTTTACCGATAAGTAAAAAAAGTTAAAAATCCATTTACCTCCTTGTCGCCTTCGTCTGTTTTTATGATCAAAAACAAATCAGGTTGAGTCTTTAAAAACTCTTCAAATTGAGGAAGAACAGTCATTGGTAAATTATCTAAAATTAATTTAATTTCTTCTGTTACATATTTACTAACATGAAAGATCTCACTATTAAAAATAACTTTTTTAATACAAGCTTGAATAACATCTTCTTTATTAAGTGTATTTAATTTTAATAGATCTTTTATAGTTGGTGTTTCTAATACTATATTAACATTATTAGTTAAAGTTATTGTTTGTGAAGATATATCATTTTTTCCATATATTTCGGAAATAGAAACTTGAATTCTTTCTTTATTGTGAATCAAATTTAATTGCTCATCTACACTCTTTGATCTGATTTGTAAAAAAAGAAATTCTGCATCTGCCATACACAAATCTAAAATATTGATATCTTTAACATTTGTTTTTAAAATATCAACTAAACTAGTTAATGCTAATTTTCTATTCTCTTCCTGTAAAATGATAGAGATGTTTTTAGCATCCTTTACTCGAAATGGAACAAATGAAACAGTTTGTTTCGAAAAGGGAAGAATAGTCTGATATTTTGGTAAAAGACTTTCCAACGAATTAAGTATATCCATATTATGTACCTGGCTTAAAAGTGAAATCTCGGAACATCATCAAAACTTGATATGTCATGTAATCATTGGTTTTCATCATACTCAATTCAATTGGTAAACATTCAATAGGATATATTTCAAAAAATGTATATATTCTATTAATGTTGCCGTTGGGATCAAGTATGTTAATCTTCATTTGTGTTGGTGCTATGATGTCATCATAGTATGAAAGTTGAAAAGGTGTTTTATATGTACCTTTTTGTCTTCCTCCAGAATAAATTAAATTAAACCAGGTATCATAGAAATCTGTTATAAAATGATCATTGGTTACTGCAAATGTTAACATAACACCCTGTGGAAACTTTTGTGATCTTGGAACACTTCTACCTAAACCGTATCCTGCAAGATTATCTGCAACAGAATCGATAGCCCTTGCACCAATCATCACTCCGATTGGTTGAAAGTCGTTAGCTGGTACCAAACCACTTAATGCTGGTGGTAATCCATTAAATGACATAGAAAATCTATTAGGTCTTTGTAACCCTTTGTGTCTATCAAAAAAGTCTTTGATTGCTGTTATTGAATTAGTTTGATTTGGTGGTATTGCCATTTGAAAAAAGTTCTTTTTCTGTTATTATTTTAAAAACTATATTGTTCTTATCACAATATGCTTTCGCTGCGTTCCATTTACAATTATTTACGATCCAAGTAAACTTATCTTTTTTAGAAGCATTTTCCTTTAACATAGTTTGCTTCTTTGGTTTTACTTCAACCATCCAATTTTGTATACCATTTGTATTTTCAAACTGTATTAAAAAATCCGGGTAGTAATTGTGCATCTTTTTATCTATAGGACTCATATATGGTATGGCAATTTCTTCAGATGACCATTTCAGTATACTTGTATGTTCATCACAGAAGACACATACATTTCTTTCCCACATAGATCTACAGACAATTTTTGATACATCTCCTGCGTATTTTCTCGGATTTTTAGGATTAAAAATTGTTCTATACGCCATTATAATATTTAGTTAAATTATCTAAATATTATTACATGGCACAATATAACTTTAGATATCCATATGGCTTGGCTCAAGCAGAACAACCTTTATGGTTGAATTTTTATGCTGCCAATTATTCATTAAAAAACAATGAACGTACTAGAGTAGGGGTTATAAACAGAGCATTTTCTCAAATTTCATTACCCATGCCAAAGGAACCTGGCTACCAAATTGCACACGAATATGGTGAAAGTAATAACAATCCAGTTGGACCTATGATTAATAGAGCTGGATTAGCTAATAGTGGTGGAGGAATGAAAGGTGCTATCAATCTATTAAAAAGAAATATACAGCCAGCAACCTTTTATTGGGAAAGAATGTTTGCAACCTCTACCTACAGGCGTTTTAGTAATATTGCTGAAGCAACAATGGTATCTGAAGGACGTAAAAAATACTTTTTTCAATATGTTTTTGTTCCTAAAAATGCTGCAGAAACCATTCAAGTTGAAGAAATTATAGGAACATTTAGAAAATCATCTTATCCAACTGTAGCTACTGGTTTACCTGAACGATCATATCCTCAGAATTTATGGGCATTAAAAGTATCTAAAGGTAATGGTGTTGCATTAGGTGGTGAACAAAACTTAACAGCAAACTGGCTCGGCGAACCATTAGTATGTGTTTTAGAAACTGTCAAGGTTCAAAAGAATGATGAAATCGATCCTGTTATAAGATATCTACCAAATGGAGCATCATCTATTACCCTATTAGGATTACTTTTTAGTGAATTTGAAACAGGTACATATGTTCCAGAAGCAAATTCTATTTGGTCTAAATCAGAAATCTCCAATTATTATTTTGGTCCATCAGCATGAAATTTTTTGAAAATTTACCTAAAACTTCTTTTGAAACCACAATTGGTACATTTAGTATCTCTGATTTTTTTACATATCTTGATGTAGAAAATGCTCCAATACAAGAGAGTAATATATCGATAGATAGTAAAACAACGTTATTAGAGGCTGCTGCTACCACATATCAAGATCCCGATAGTTTCTGGGCTATTGTTGCTGCTAACAATGTAATCAATCCATTTACATTAGTTGAAAGTAATGTTAATATTTTTACTAATGCTAATAAAAATAATACATGTTTTGTTTTATCAACAACTCCCAGTACATCAAATATACTTACTGGACCAAATTTGGTATTTCCAATTGGTAGTTTAGTATTTCCATATATTGCTAATAGTGGAACTCCTACTTTCTATGGTAGCACCGGATTTTATAATATGAACGGAGCAATGGCAGTTATAGTAGATTCATCGTATTATGATCTTACTATGACAGCTAGTGCAGTAACGAGTGGAAATAATTTTTTAACTAAGGATGCAACTGTTACGGTTATTCCTTTAAAGTCAGATGGTACATATGATATTCCATATCAAAGATTTGTAACTTCCGTTCAAACAGCCAATACTAAAATAGTTAAACAAGTTAATAAAACTGATGGAAAAACAATATATAAAAATGAGAGGGCTTTACCAGGTGTGCCCACTCTAGATACAGTCATACCTATATCAACACCATTGGGTGGGGTTGTACCTTATACAATCTATAGTGCAGAACAAGAAATTACAATTGCTTCTAAAAATATTCAAGCATATGTACCAAAACAACTTGGTTTAATTCAATCTTCTTTTGTTGCTACTAAGTATAAGTGATACCTTTATGCCAAATACACAATCACAGTTTAACCCAGCATACTCTACTATTAAATCAATTTTTGTTGGTGGTTTAGAAATAAGTAAACAGAATACAGAATGTAGGTTTGAAAGAATAGAAATAGTCGAAAATATTACAGAAGTTTTACCACGTGGAACTGTGGTTGTTACAGATTTAAAAGATATTGTTAGTTATGTTAACTACAATGCTATTGATAAAGTTATTATTGAATTTTTTGATGGTAAAAAATGGGATTGTGATGTTACTAGTGTTTCTTATATCAATAATGCCGGATCAGATAGTGATGATACGATAGTTGCTATAAATTTTACAAATCATTATTATAAATATTTTTCTACAAATTCATTAAATTCACTTTTAGGTTTTAAGAAACCTAAAGTATTCCATATAGATGAACTTGTAGCACAATTAAGATTTACTTTTGGAACAACCCCTGGATCTGGTTGGAATGATTCTGCTTCAAACTATTTTTTATATAAACCACTGTCTCCGTATTATTCTGGTGAAGAAAGTATTCCAGATAATGCAATTGAATTGTTTAATTATCTGTCTACCGGTGCTGTTGACAAATTTGGAGAACCAAATTTTATGTTTTGGACTGGTATGGCTGGTGATGTTAATTTTAAATCATTTAAACGAAATATTTTAAATGATTCATCATATACCTCGATGGATGCTGATGTAAGAAATGTTGGTATATTTAAAGGTGATGCAGTTATTCAAAAATTGTCGGATAAAAAACAATATAGAAAAGCATATTTCTTTGCATCTAATCCAGCATATCAGTGGATTTCTAAAAACTATTACTATATTAGAAAAACACCAAAATATTTAGATAGTCTTCCTGAAATTACTATTCCTGATGGTTTGAGTGAAGAAGAACAAGCAACAGCAAAAACTGATGCAGAAAATACTACAAAAAATACAGCATTAAAAAATCTTGCATTTCAATTTCAAGATGATGGACAAAAATATAATATTGATGTTGTAACTATATCTGGGCGAGGAACGGACGCACCACAAGGTGGCGAGCAATTAATCCCAGAAAACATATGGGGATATTATGATGGACAAGTTTCTGGTAATGGTAAATCTATTAGTAACACAATTTCTAATCAATATGGTGTTGGCAATAATTATAAATCATTAAGTTTAATGGGTCTTGATGGATTTATGCCATTCCTGGATAGTCCAGATATGTGGAAAAATATGTTTGATGTTACTCCTATACACCCACATTATCCCGATAATGCTGACATTGCTGGAGCTGAAACAAATTTACAAAAGGTAATGGATATTAGATATGATATATTTTCTGGTGGAGCATCTGGTGCATCAGCTGCTGCCGGTAGACTAGAAAAAATTAGAGAAATTGAAGCACAGAATTTTGTAATGTATTCATTATGTTGTATGGGGAAAAAACAAAATTGTTTTTTTGCTGTTCTTCAGAGATATGAACCGGATAATACTTATTATGGAGTAACATGTGCAGCAGATCCAATATTACCAGGTTCTGCTAAATTTTACAGATATAAATGGAATAAAATATTATTTGAACCAGGACACGAAGGTGTAACTTGTGGAACGTGTGGTAGTTCTGGTGCATCTGGTGGATCTGAGGGAGCCGGTACATCTGGCTGTACAACATATAGTCACCAATTAGAAAAATGGTGTTTAGATCCTAGTACAAAATCTAATTCAACACAAGATCATACATGGGCAATAAACTTAAATGAACGGGGTTTATCTGGTGCGTATTTACCACCAGGATGGGTGAGCCCATCATCAACATCATTTAAATTTAGACCAATTGGTTCCAATACAAGTTCTGCTATAGGTGTTAGTGGTGGTAATATAAACCATATTGCCAGAATTTGTATTGAACAAATTGATGCAAAAACTCAGGTAACTTCTTTTTGGATTGAAAATGTATTGGATGGACTCTGTTAAAATTAGGATATTAGATGTCATCAAAACAAATATACACATACGGCACCAATCAAGGTCAAGAATCATTTTATCCCGTTATTAGCCGCGATAGTTATGAATGTGCTAATTCCTCTATTACACGGGGCGTTACAAGTATACCTGGAACAATTGAAGAATGTTTTCAAAGTTTTCCTGGAGTTAAAGAGATAGCAGAAGCAGTTGGATTTTATAAAGCAGCCGTAGAGGAATCTGAAGGTATTTCTGGTAGTTCTGGTGGTATATCATTATGGGAAGGACCTACCGGGTGTCCCCCAGCACTGAATAGGTTAAATTCATCCTTACCTGTAGATGTATATTTTGATACTTCTAATGAAGAGTGTGAGAAAATTAATAGTACAGAAGGATTCGGTGACCAGTGGTTAGGATGTCTTTGGGGAACTCCTTCTGCACCATATAGTTGCACTTGTCCGGATGTTGGACCCAAGTATGAAGCATATATAAAACTTAGATTAAATGTAGCATCTTTCTGGAATACTCCAGTTGAAACTCCGGTAAAAAGAGCAGAATTTACAGATGCACTACAGTATGGTAGAAAAATAGATGTAACTATTGCTGGTGATTTTAATTTAAGAGTTGGACAAACAATTCGTTTAAATTCTAATGGTATAAGTGGATACCCATACGCATCAAAAAATGCTGCATTAAATGGTGTTTATTATATCACAGGAATCAAACATGTAGTTACTAGTTCTGGTACACACGAATCTGCATTAGCTTTAACCACAATTGCTGGCGATTACACTGGGATAACACTGGATGTCCCAATTTACCCATGATATAAATATTCTAATGGCTATTAAAGATTTTTCAATATTATTTGAAAAGATAAACTCTTCATCAACCAAAAAAGATATTGGTTTGGTTAGTGGTTTTAATGCGTATTCACAATATATTGAAAATGTGTGTAAAACTCAAAAAGGAGAATTGGTTTCTGATATTAATCTTGGATCCGATTATTTTAGTTATATTTTTGATGGACAAGCAAATATTGGGCTTTTAGAAAATAATATGGCAGCATATATAAACTCTGCTATACCATCTTTAACATATGTTAAAGTAGAGGTACAATATGCATCAGATACAGTATTTCAATTTTTAATTTACTTTTCAACTTCTGATGGCATCATAAAACAATCAAATACCTCTACATTTATTGAAGTCGAACTATAATGACATACCAACTCAAAAACCTCAATGTTGCCTCTTTAGATTTTAGTGATATTAAATCATCACTTACAGCATTTTTTAATAATCAATCAGAATTACAGGATATTGATTTTGAAAATAATGCTAGTACTGCGAATTTAATATTAAACATTCTTTCTACTGTTACCGCATATAACGGAATATATGCCCAATACGGTTATGTTAATTCTTTTGCTACCACTACAACCCTATTACCAAGTATTTTGGGCATTGCTGCAAACAATTCTGTACTTATAGCACCATCTCAAAGTGCTACATGCACCCGAACTGTTACTGCCGCTGGTGCAACCTTATATCCTTATACCTCGTTTAAAGCAAAAACTACAACCGGGGCTGATACTTTCTTTTTTAATATTGATACTGTAAATTCTGGTGTAAGCAAAGCCTTAAAATTATATTCTGGATCTGAAGTAGTGTCTTATACAAATTATAATTATGATACTCAATCGTGTGAATTACCATATAATGTTGACCCAAATACTATTTCTTTTTATGAAAATATAAATGGTGGAGCCACATATTCTGAATGGACAAGAGTAGATAAAAGTTCTACGGGTATTGTTGGAAATAATAGAACATTTACAGTAATAAATGGTCCTAAAGGCTTTATTGTTACAAATAATTTTGTATCTGCTTTGGAAATTCAAACATCAAACTCGGTTTTAATTAAAGCAGTAATATCAAATGGAACATCTGGCAACAATGCTGCTATAACTGCAAGATCTGATGTTACATTTGTAACAAATGCAATACCTTCCGGTGGATATAATGAAATTTCTGTAACCGAAGCCAGATGTAGACTATTATTTAAAGCCACAGGGCAAGATAGATGTGTAACAATTAACGATTTTGTTAATGCCATTTTATCTTCTGGTATTTCAGGAACATCAGATTCTACACTTATTACTGTAGCAACTGATTGTTGTGTTCCTGGAACAGTTAATATTTATGTTAATGGTTTAGCTTCTAATGATCAATCCCTACTACTATCATATTTAAATGCCAGGTCTGTAGCTGGTATAAACTTGGTATATCGACTATGATTTTCTTTCTTAAAGAACAACCTGTTTCGTATAATGTAAAAAATGCAATTACCACTGCAAGAGCTAGCAGTCTATATGGTAGTGATTTTCAAGATAGAAATGATTCTAAATGGTTGGGTGATAATCTTACAGTAGAATCTTTATTTCCACAGTGGATTCTTAAAGCATATGAATCCGATCCAAATAATGTTGCTATTGTTCCAATAATTAAAAACTATTTAAGATGGTTATTAAGTCAAGAATATGGATACGGTGCTCAATTAAATTGGGAAAATATTAGAGTTCCATTGTTTATGAATTCAATATTTTTAGAAGCTGTTGCTGATTTTTATTTTCCAAATGCTGACTTTTCTCAATCTCATTTAAGTCCAATACTTCCAAATATAAGAAGATTTTTGGTTAAATCTGATTCAAATTATTTTGATGTTAAAGGTACTCCATCTGCAATTAAATATTTGATATGTTCGCTTCTTGGTTTTTCAATTAGTGATGTTACTGTTACTACTTCTAATTTTACTAACATAGATATTAAAGTAACTAGTTCGTTGCTTTCAGATATAGAAAAGTTTAAACCATTTATTGCTGCGTATGTTGTTCCTGCTGGTATGGCTGTCAATTATACAACTTTATAAGATTATGTTTCAAAAAATGATGATGTTTGCCGCTTCTCTAGCATCTAGAGGAATTGGCAATAAAAAAACTGATGTTCAGACAAAACAGCTTAGAGTACTGTCTTGTTTTGGTGGTAGTAGTATTACTACTCCATGTGTATTTTTAAAAACTAGTGCAGTCGATTCAACCAAAAGTTACTGTGGTGGATGTGGTTGTGGAGACAAACCACATACATGGTTGATTAAAAGTTCTGATGATTATTCAAAATTAGATTATCCAATTTTAAATTGCCCAATGAAAATGCCGGGATTCAGTGATTATGACCCCAATTTTAAACCAATTGAAGTAAAATTGAGAAAAGAAATGATTGAAGCAATTGATCCAAAGGAATTAGAACTTATTCAAGTAACAATAGGTTTAAGTGAAGAAAAAGAAGAGATGATTGAAAAAATAAATAAAATCATTGAGAATTCATAAATATTTCTATGGCAATTACAACTAGACAAGAATTCATTGATTTTACATATAGACGACTCGGTGCCCCAGTAATTCAAATTAATATTGATTCTGAGCAAGCCGAAGACCGTTTAGATGAATCTTTGGAGTATATGCATGAACGTCATTTTGATTTTAATGAGCGTGCACAATTTGTAGTACCGATTACATCTAATATTATAGCAAATAAATATTTTGATGTTAGTACTTTTGGATATAGTGTTGGTGCTCAAGCAGTTACATCTTCAACTACAGGAGTGACATCTTTTTGGCCAGCAGCTGCAGATATTAGAACTATTACTAAAGTGTATAGCCCAGGATCAGTAGTTGGTGATTATATGTTTGACTTACGATATCAGATGACTTTATTTGACTTCTTTGGTTTATATTTTAATCAGAGTGGTTATTCACAGGGTCCTATGGGTTTATATATGGAAGCAATGACATATATTTCTATGATTAATGATGTGTTTAATTACCCTTCATCATTTACATATACAAAAACAACAGATCGTTTATTTTTAGAAAGTGAATGGGCAAATATTAAGCAAAATCAATATGTTATGGTAGAAGCATATGTACAAGTAAATGCAGACTATTATCCAAAAATATGGAGTGATCGTATTTTTCAAAGACACTATGCAGCATTGCTTAAAAAACAGTGGGCACAGAATTTAATGAAATATACTGGTATGCCTTTACCTGGTGGGGCACAATTGAATGCTCCCGCCATAATGCAGGATGCTATACGAGAACTTGACGCAATTGAAGCGATGTTGTTAAAAACTCAGGAACTACCTGTAGACCCAATGATTGGTTAATATGGCTATCAACCCTTATATTAATAGTACCACGTATGGACCCGAGCAAACTCTTATTGAAGATATAACTGTAGAATTGATTCAAGGTATTGGTCAAGATTTAGTATATGTTCCCCGTAAATATTTTGAAATAGATAATATTTTTGGAGAGGATCCATCTTCTTCATTTAAAAAAGCATATACCTTAGAAATGTTTATTCAGTCCTATAAAAGTTTTGATGGGACCGATGTTATTACTCAATTTGGTTTAGAAATTAAAGATAAGATTACTTTAGTTTTTGCACGTAAAAGATTTAAACAAGAAGTTACAGATATTGATTCTACTATTATTAGGCCCCGCGAAGGTGATCTGATATATCTTCCTTTATCAAAATCATTATTTGAAATTAATTTTGTAGAACATGAAAATCCTTTATATCCATTAGGAAAATTATATTCATATCAAATAACTGCAGAACTCTTTACTTACAGTTATGAGAAAATTGATACAAATAATACTGCTATTAATAGTCCTTACACATCTACTAAAGGATTATCTGGATCGTTGGTAATTCCACTAAATAATAATCTTGGTACTACATTTGGTATTAATGATGTATTAAAAACTGAAGGAAATAGTTATGGGTTTGATCCAAATGACCCATTTACAGCATGTGATGAACCTGGTAACCCATAAGGATTAATATGTTTGGATACTTTTACAACGAAAATTTAAGAAAGCTTGTAGTTGGATTCGGCTCTTTGTTTAGCAATATTGAAGTTTCTCACATTGATCCAGATACATCTACTAGTTTTAATATTCGTGTACCTATCCACTATTCTCCACAAGAGAAATTTATTCAACGTTTACTCCAACCATCATCAATAACTAATGGTACTCGTATTGAAACACAATTACCAATTATAAGTTATATCATTAATACTATTGTTCCAGATCCTACAAGACGATTAAATCGTATAACACCACTATTAAATCTTACAAATGTTGGCGGTACATGTCAATCTACTGGTAGTCAAATTAAATCACAAATTCCAGTAAATGTATCTTTTAATCTTTTTGTATATACAAGACATACTGATGATATGTTACAAATTGTAGAACAAATTATGCCATATTTTGTTCCAGAACATGTCATAACCATGAATATGAATGAAGTACAGCAAGATGTACAAATTCCAATTGTTATGGTTACCAATAGTTTAACTGAAAAATACGAAGGTGATTTAAGTAGTAGACGATTAAACATTGCATCATTTCAGTTTATAGCAAAGGCATGGATTTTTGGTGAAGTAAAAGCAGCAACAGCGGTCAATACGTTCAATAGTGGTGTAATCTTTGAAGATTAAATATGAATATTAATAAAAATTTGGTTAAGTTATTTGATGTTCCTGATACTGCAATAATTGCAGAACCTAAAGCGGCATCTGGTGGTACTTTTGATACTAATAATTTTCAAAAAGATTATGAGTTGGTTCAGTCTAATTTAAAGGATTTGCTTGGTAATGGAACTATAGCATTAGAGAGTGCATTAAAAGTTGCTACTGAATCTGATAGCCCCAGAGCATTTGAGGTTGTTGCTATCTTATTAAAAACTATGGCTGATTTAAATAATAATGTTTTAGATGTTCATAAAAAAGCCAAAGATACGACATCATCTAACACCAAAGTTTCACAAACAAATAATTCAGTTTTTGTTGGATCGACTAAGGATCTTCAGAACCTCTTAAATAAAGATAGAAGCACCGATAAAGTAATCGAAGCAGAGGTTGTGAATAATGAGTCTAAACAACGGTAATCAAGGTTATAGAAATAATCCAAAATTAAAGCCACCTGGCATTGATATTCAGTATACTAAAGAGCAACTGGAAGAATATGTTAAGTGTGCTAATGATCCTGTATATTTTTGTAGTAAATATGTAAAAGTTAAAACTCTTGATAAGGGTATCATGCCTTTCAAGTTGTATGATTATCAGGAAGAATTTGTAAAACAAATTCACCAAAATCGTTTTGTTATCTCAAAATGGCCTCGGCAGTCTGGCAAGTCTACTTCTGTTATTGGGTATATTTGCCATTATGTTACTTTTAATCAAAGCGTAAATGTTGCTATTCTTGCCAATAAGTTAAAAACAGCAAAAGATGAATTGTTTGCTAAACTTCAATTAGCCTATGAAAATCTACCACATTTCCTACAACAAGGAGTAGTAGAATGGAACAAGACGAGTTTTAAATTGGAAAACGGGTCTAGAGTGGTCTGTGATGCAACATCGTCTTCAGCGATCCGTGGTGGCTCTTATAACCTATTGTTGTTAGATGAGTATGCGTTCTTACCTTCACATATTGCCGAAGAATTCTATTCTTCCACGTATCCAACCATTTCGGCGGGTTTAACTACCAAACTCATAATTGTTTCAACTCCAAATGGTATGAACCATTTTCATAAACTTTGGGTAGATGCTAATAGACCTACAGGACATAAATCAAAAAATAGATTTGTACCTGTTGAAGTTGATTGGACTCAAGTCCCAATAACTTCAGGTGGACCTAGACGCAATCAAGAATGGGCAGAAGAACAAATTGCCAATACAAGCCAAGAACAATTTAACCAAGAGTATGGTTGCAGTTTCTTGGGATCTTCTAATACTTTAATTTCATCAACAAAATTAAATGTTCTTGCTCCTGAAGAACCAATTTCTGAAAATGTAGAAGGTCATAGAGTATATGAAATTCCACAAACTGATAAAATTTATTTTTTACAGGCTGACGTATCTCGTGGACAGGGGTCTGACTATTCTGCATTTACGGTAATTGATGGAACTAGCACACCCTACAAAGTGGTTGCTACCTATAGAAATAATACTATTAGCCCATTCAATTTTCCAACAGTTATATTTAATTCAGCCAAAGCATATAATAATGCATATGTTTTAATTGAAACAAATGACTTGGGTGGACAGGTTTCCAATATTTTACACACCGATCTGGAATACGAAAATGTATTAATGACAAAAGTAATGGGTCGAAAAGGACAAATCTTGTCTCAAGGCTTTGGTGGGGTTGGAAAAAATGAAATGGGTATAAGAACAACTGCTCAAACTAAAAAAATTGGTTGTGCCATTCTTAAACGGTTAATTGAAGAAAATAAGATCATATTAAATGATGAGCGTATTATCGTAGAATTAATGTCATTTATTTCTAAATCTAATACATATAAGGCTGAAGATGGTCAGCACGATGATTTAGTAATGAGTTTGGTGTTTTTTGCATGGCTAACTAGGCAAGAATATTTTTCTGATTTGATTGAACAAGCAAAATTTAGTTATGAAGATGCTAACCAGCCAGAAGATGACAATATTCTATTCATGCCATCAGATAATTCAGAAGATGACGGTGGAGAATATGTTCAAGATGGTGTTATTTGGTATCCTAGTTAAAATGCTAAATATTTTGACATCATAAGGAAAATAAATGCCATCACTTAGCTCCTTTATTAACGCCAGCCAATATTCCACTGAAAGCACCACTCTAGATCTATTAGGTGGTATGAATTTGGGTTCAACCTATGCCGGAATTACATTTAATGGTATTTGTGGTGCAGCCAGCAACGATCCCGGTGGTTTATTTGGATGGTTAGTCTATGCCAGATCAAATCTCTATACTACCCCCAAGGGTACTACCTCTGATACATATATTGTATACACAACACCACAGGAACTTGTTGGTGATTTAAACCAGTTGTCTGGTATTACATCATGTTTGATTTCATCTCCTTCTGCTGGTGGAACCTTTGGTTTTTTCCAAACAGCCGGAACAATAGATGACAAAGTTCAACTTGCACCTAGACCTGCTGGAACTGATTTTCTACATGCAATTAATTATCTAGCATATGGTGGTACATTAGTTGTTGTTGGTTCACCAGTTGGGTTTGATAACTATATTGCAACTACTGAAAATTATCTAGATGTTATTATTGGTCAAGAAGCCAATAGTGCACTGTGCACCTGGTTGATTGACCAACCATACACAACAGGAATATTTCCTTCTATTGCAGATATTACTGGTGTAACTGGTAGTGGTTACACAATGGCAAATTATGCTTCCTTGTTTGGTAGTGCGTCTCTTGTAACCGGAACAACGGTTGCCAACCGAATCTTTAATGTTTATGGTGTCAAAGATATTTCAACTTTAGATACCTCTACATTACAAGCAAATACTCAAATCACATACAAACTACCAACTTCTACAGATGTTGGTGGATTCTTTGCAAGAGCAAAAAATAGAAATGAATTATATCTTTCGGTTGCTGGTCTAGATCGATCAACAATTCTTAATGGAAATGTATCGTCATCCATTGATTGGAATGATTCATTAAAAACCACATTAAGAAATAATAAAGTAAATTTCTTTGTAAATTACAATCCAAAGTTCTTGGGTTCAGATATTGTTGGTGCAACTGCGAGTGGAGCACTTACAAGTTATGACAGAGTTGGACCATCTCGTTTACGTTCAGCATTAAGAAAAGATTTGGATGCAATTGGTCTAAAGTATCTTTTTGAAATTAACAATTCTACAACTCGAGCACAGGTTACTTCTGAAATTGAAAGTGCACTCGATCCATATTTAACCTTTATCGATACAGCCGTAACACAAATTATTTGTGATAGCTCTAATAATATTGATAATTCCGGCACATTAAATATGACCGTTATAGTTAAACCAATTTTAAGTATTGACAGTTTTGTAATTGATATTAGTCTCACACAATAATGGCAAACAATAATTCAATAACAACTTTTAAAGAAGGTTTTTTAGGTGGCACTCGTGCCAATAGATTTGTCGTTGAACCAATTTGGCCTACAGGTATTAATGTTCCTGCAGAAGATTCATCATTTAAAATGGTTTCTGCATCCTTACCGGCATCAACCATGAACACTATTAGTGTTCCTTATCGTGGAAGATTAATAAATTTTGCTGGTGATAGAATGTATGCACCGTGGAATGTTGGAATATATGATGATAATAATACCAACAGTATATGGAAGGGATTGCACCAGTGGGCAGAATTTATGGATGGTCATTATACACACAAAGTAAAAGATAATGATTTTTCATATAAAAAATTCCAAACTACTTGGAGAATGAAGCAATTGGATGCTAATGGTTTAGTGTTAAAAACTATAACCCTATACAAATGCTGGCCGTCTGTAGTAGATGAAATCAGTTTGAATATGGCTGAACCAGGATTTGTTGGTTTTAGTACAACTCTTACATTTGATTATATTAAGATCCAAGATAAAGAGAACTACAACCGTTAAGATTAACTAACCATGCTAAATGACTTTAAAAATAACTTTTTTGGTGGAACCCGTTCTAATAGATTTAGAATAGATGGTTCATTTCCAACTGGTGGTAATTTTACAGACTTTCATATACGTTCTGCCACACTTCCAAGAGTTACTAGTAAAACTTTAAGTTATGATTATTTTGGTAGAAAATTTCATTATCCTGGTGAGAGAGATTATGGAACTTGGAATATTACAATATGGGATGATGTTGGAAATAATAATTTATGGGGTCAATTAAATAGGTGGCAAAATTTAATAAACGACCATGATAAAAATGAATCTTCTTTATTACCAAAAAAATATAAAGCAGATAATTGGAGAATCCAACACTTAGATTTAAATGGTAATAATCAACCACTAAAAGAATATATTTTACATGGCTGCTGGCCTGCTGGCATTCAACCAGTTCAAATGAATATGGGTTCTCCTAACGTGTTAAATAGTTATACTGTGATGATTGTTTTTGATTATATGGAAATCAAAGATATTACAAAGAGAATATAAGGTTAATTATGGAAATTGATATATTTGGATTTCAGTTTGGAAAAAAGAAAACCACGAAGGAAGATCAAAAAAATGATGCAATGGCATCATTTGCAGTTCCAGAAGTATTTGATGGAACTGTAACTGTTGAAGCTGGTGGGTTCTTTGGTACTGCTCTTGATTATGCAGCCACGATGCGTGATGAAACTCAGTCCATAATTCAATATAGAAATATTTCAATTTATCCAGAAATCGATACTGCTGTAGATGAGATTGTAAACGCAGCAATTGTGCCTGGTACGGATCATACACCAGTAAAATTGGATTTATCAAAATGTCCAATTTCTGATAATATTAAAACAAAAATATATAAAGAGTTTGATACGGTAATACATTTATTAGATTTTAATCACAAAGCATACGAAATCTTTCGAAGGTGGTATGTAGATTCAAAGTTATTTTATAACATTGTAATTGATAAGGATCTTCCTGGTCAGGGTATCCAAAGTATTGTTGCAATAGATCCATTAAAGATTAAAAAAGTTCGTAAGTTTAGAAAGGAAATGGATAAGTTTGTTCAAAATACCCATATTCCAGTTCAACTAATTAAAGAAGTTGAAGAGTATTATGTATATACAAATAATGACAGAGAATCACCGGTAATGACTGGTCCTCAAGGACTTCATTTATCCCTTGATAGTGTTGTATATGTTCCATCTGGATTGGTTGATCTTAATACAAAACGTATTTTAGGATACCTGCATAAAGCTATTAGACCACTGAACATGTTGCGTCAAATGGAAGATGCTATGTTGGTTTATCGAATTGCTCGTGCCCCAGAACGTAAAATCTTTTATGTAGACGTTGGTCAATTACCAAAAGCCAAAGCTGAACAATATATGCGGGATATGATGAGCAGATTCCGCACAAAGCTTACATATAACCAAGATACTGGTGAAGTAAGAGATGAACGAAAGATGATGTCAGTACTTGAAGATTATTGGCTTCCACGTAGAGAGGGTTCACGTGGAACAGAAATTACAACATTAGCTGGTGCACAATCTACTTCACAGATTGAAGATATTGAATACTTTAAAAAGAAAGTATTTGCATGTTTGAATGTTCCAATTAGTCGATTGTCTGCAGAATCAACTGGTTTCAATATGGGTCGGTCTACTGAAATTACCAGAGAAGAAATCAAATTCTATAAATTTGTTGACCGTATTCGATATCAGTTTTCTCGTTTATTCATGGATACCTTGAGAGTGCAATTACTTCTTAAAGGCGTAATGACTCAAGAAGACTGGGATGTCTTAAAATCAGATATTAAATTTGTATTCAATACAGATAATTATTTTTGGGATCTCAAAGAAGCAGAAATTCTATCCGAACGTCTTAAAATGCTTTCGTTTGTTGAACCCTATATTGGTAAATACTTCTCAACCGAATTTGTTAAGACTGATATTCTCAAACAATTACCCGAACAGCTCAAGGTCATGGAAAAACAAATGATTGTTGACAGACAAAGAATATCACAAGAACAAGCAGCCTTAGCAGCACAACAAGCAGCACAAGAAGGTGGACAAGAGTAATAGACCATGAGTAATAATAAATCATTATTAAAATCAGGAATAGAAAATATCATTTTTAAAAATGATGAAAGTTTTAAGCAAAGTATAATTAAAGTTTTGTCAATCAAATTGAATGAAAGTATTAAAGAAACTGAATTACTGGTGTCAAAAGCACTGTTATACAGAGAATCTGTTACTCCAGAAAATACAACTTTAAATGAATTTGTAGACTTTGTAACTAACTTCAAACCAGGTAATTATAAGTTTCAAAATGGTTCAAATATAAATATTACTGATTCGGATATATTACATATTAAAAATTTATTTGAATCACTGAATGTTAAAAATAGAGAACACCTGGTTTCTGAATTGTTTACTGATGGAACTATATTTAAGCAACATTTAACATTTTCACAGAAGGTAAGAAAATTATTATGAAAAACAATATCCGTCAAATGCTCAAGACCGTAGTAGAAGAAAATGCTGTTGCATTCAAAGAACAGGCCACCAAAGTTCTATATGGTAAAGTTGGAAATAGACTACAAGAACAATATAAAGTTATTGCTAAAGATTTTCTTGGAAAGAAAGAAACTAAATGAAACTGATTACAGAACTAACTGAAGATATAAAGTATATCAAAGAGAATGCTGGCAATGGCGATAAGAATTATTTCATTGAAGGTATTTTTATGCAATCTGGTGTAAAGAACCGCAATGGTCGTGTTTATCCACAGGGAACTCTTGCCAAAGAGACTAATCGATATATCAATGAATATGTTAATAAAGGTCGTGCTCTAGGCGAACTTAATCATCCTACGGGACCAACTGTTAATCTTGATCGTGTATCACATATCATCAAAGAACTACATGAAGATGGTACTTCTATATGTGGTAAAGCAAAAATCTTAGATACCCCAATGGGAAAGATTGTAAAAAATCTTATTGATGAAGGTGCTCAATTAGGGGTATCTACTCGTGGTATGGGTTCTTTAAAGTCTAAGAATGGTTATCAAGAGGTACAAGAAGACTTTATGCTTGCCGCCGTTGATATTGTTGCAGATCCATCAGCTCCACATGCTTTCGTAAATGGAATCATGGAAGGGCGTGAATGGATGTTGGTCGAGGGATCCTGGCAAGAACGTCAAATTGATGCAGCAAGAAAACTTATTAATAATTCATCTAGCCGAAATCTAAACAAAAATATTGTCAAAGTATTTGAAGAATATTTTAATAAACTCAAATGAATAAAGAATTTTCTCAACGTACTGCTAATTATTTGATTGAATCGTTTTCCAAACATTCAACCGGAAATTTGCATGAAGAATTCTTATTAGAATTTGGTATGAATCCTGGTATTGCAGTGGATGCATATAGTAAAACAAAGTTACCAAAACCAACAAATAAAGGTTTTATGGATACTGTTTATGATACTCTTGACCCAGATGCTGAAGCACGTGATAAGAAAAGAATAGAAAATCAAAAAGCTATTCGGAAACAAGGTAAAAAAGGATCTGGTTTTGGAGTTGGTGGGGGTCGTGGCGAAAAAGGTGAAGGCGTTGATGCAGAAGGTAATCCAGACAATGTTTTATTCGGCGATACAGAAAAAGATGATCTTGGTTTAGGTTCTGCTGCTGGAGCATATGCTCTAGGTACTGGTTTAGATTGGATGGGAAAACTTCTTGGAAATAAAGCATTATCAGCTATAAGCGGAACTGGTATGCTTAAAAAGATCCCAGGATTGGATAAAGTTCCAGGAGCAGTTGATTCCCTTTTAGGTCAGGCAGCAGACATATCTGGTTCAAGTTGGTTTGATGCCAATATTAAAAATATCGGTCAAAATGCTCAAAA